TCAGTTCATTATCTGCACCACGAACAGCTTCGTTAACCGCGATTTGCTCCAAGTATACCTTGGAGATATCATTTAAAATGTTTTCAGACATCTCTATACAGATTATTTTTTCCTGTATTTATTTATGAAATTCTTAATATCTGTTGTACCAGTCATTCTCATTGTATAATTTCTAATTGCATTGGTTCCAATTTCTCTTTGTTTTGCAGGAACTCCAGAAGGACCAGAATAATTTACAACGGTTTCCATCACATCACGAATCCATGACTTAAACATATACTGTTCTTTCGTTACACAAATCAGGTAATTAGTTCCCCTACGAATAATTCTACCAACAAGACCCGTGTTTAAATTTTCAATCAGATCTCCAACTTGATAGATTGCCCCACTAATATAATTTTCGCGGAGATTTTTCCAATCGAATTTAGGTGCAATCTCCCACAGATTATAAGATTCCTTTGTCGATACTTTCATTGATTTCTTGAGAGCATTGAAAAGATTCTTGGTTTCTTCTGGACCCAATGACTTAGGAATTCCCGATTTAAATGTATCAAAATCATCATCTGCTGCTGCTTTTCTCATCTTAGATGCAGACATTCCTTCCACACCTTCTGCATCAGCATCTCTTTCGCCCGCTGATACAACATTAATCATATCAAATGTATAAAGATCTCCATTATACTTATTAGCTAAGTTCTTAAATTCTCCAAGACGATCTGCACCAACAACGATTGTTACGTCAGTAAATCCTTCTTCATCAGCAGTCTTTAATACATCAAAGATAGACTTCATATTATCATCATCAATAATGCTCTCCTCATACTTGGGAAACATTTTCTTCATATATTCAATCTTTGTTGAAGGGTCTAATGGATTCTTCTTGGGATCTTGTGATCTTGAAGGATAGATTCTTAATTCGGAACCAGAAGAAATGCTTGATGCAGAATCTAAAAGTTTTTTATGACCGGTTGTTGGAGGATTAAAGCGTCCAAATACAACGGTTACACCCTTACCTTCTTCATCACCACGAAGAACTTCTGCCTGCTTTCTTTCTGGTTGCTGTTCTTGTGGTTTTGTTGCTGCTTGAGTTGCTGCAACTTGCTGATTTGCTTTAGTTCTTTGCTGAGGAAGATCTCTTTCCCCAGTTCTCTGTCCCTGATTATAAAACTTTAGTTCTCCCTTTTCTGTTTTCGCAACGAATTCATTCTGGGCATTGTACCATCCACCATGGCCATCACCCTTAAGACCCAAACGCTTTGCCTGCATCGCCGCTTGGGATTCTTTTGCTTCGTTCAGAAAATTGAAAAACTGTTTCATATTTATCTTAATATACTCTTATTTATTAAGCGCGAACATCAAACCTAAATGCAACAGATGATATTCCATCTCTGGATTTTGCTCTTATATCAATTTTAGTTTTTTTAACCATTTGTTTAATATAAGCATCGTCTATCTCACCAAATTTACTTGGAGATAACATATAGTTTGCAGTTGCATCAGCATTGGCACCAAAGTAATTTTTACCAGTCAACGCTTCTTCAATCAAACAATATAAAAACGCTGGGTCAGATTCCAAATAATCAAATAATTCTTTGATTAATTTTGGTTTATTTTCTGATATCCATTTTGTGTAATTTTTGTCGTCTTTTATTTTTCCTCTAGCATCAACTAAATCTTTTACAATATTTGGTTTTCTTTCTCTTGCTTTAGGTAAATTTCTTTCAGTCAAAAGTTTGGTGGGAGTTGCAGAAATTTTTTTTATTAATGAAGAAAGATTTTTTCCTCTTTGACCCGGACATGCTGCTGCTGTTTCAGACATCGCTTTTGCAGTATTTGGGCCCTCAGCACTTGATAATTGAATTGCACCTTTCATTTTCACAGAACATCGAACTGCATTGCGTCCATTTTTTTTAAATACAACATCAGTTTTTGGTTCTGGGTCTCCTGCAATATTTAATTCATCACTGTGATATGCATGTGCAAGTAATGATGGGTCAGATTTTTCAACTAAGTCAACACATTTTTTTGCTTGAGAACCCACATCTCCAGTATAGGATTTTAAATTTGGATATTTTTGCATTCTATTTTCAATTTCAGTGAATGGAACTCCAGATCTAACAAGAGATTCATAAACAATAGCCCATTCTAACTGAACACCCCTACCCTGTGCCATTTATACAACCTTTTTAGATATTTATGGAGATAAGGAGACTCGAACTCCTGACATCAGCCTTGCAAAGACCGCGCTCTACCAACTGAGCTATATCCCCAAGTTCAGATATTATAAGACCCTCTCAACTAAAAGTCAAGAGGGTCAGAGCAACCTTCCGATTTATTTATCAGCGGACGTTAGCGCGATACCACTTTTCAAAATCTTCTCTACGCTTATCACCTCTTGGTGGCATAGGAGTTCTTTCTCCACGAACAGGAGCATACTTTTTCTTTTCACCTGCTTCATACTTCTCTGGATTTTCACGAGCGTATTGTGCTTCATCTACATACTCTTCACCCAAAATAATCTCAATCGCTTCCTCATCAATCACATTCGCCATCATCCACTCTGCTTCTTCCAGAGTTTCTGCGTATCCTTCTACTTGGAGGAACTCAAGAACAGTGTCAAAGATATCAAACTGCTCATTAGTATCCTCTCCACGCGCTGCACGAAGTCTTCTATCTCTCCTAATCCTCAACTCTCTTTTAAATTCTCTCTGATTTTCATGATCACTTGTTTGAATTCTTGGTTGTGGACTTTGCTTGCGTCTACCACTTGCATCCTTACGACCAAAGGTTTTAACATCTGCTGCTCTATCAGCGTGTTCTCCTGCCTTTGCTCCAAACTTTTTCTCAATACGACCTTTGAGTTTATTGGTTTTTGCTACTCTATCAGAAGCATCATCGCCTCCAAACTCACCAGTTCTTCTTTGAGCATATGCACTAGTAGCAGTCTTTTGCGAGATTTCGTCAATCTGTTGAGGAGCATAAACTTCAGAATATGCTTCCATCAAACCTTTAAGATCTTTGATATCCATTTTTTTACAAATAGTTTTTTATTTATTTATAAAAAAAGACCCCGAAGGGTCAAGCACCAAGAACGGCACCAAGATTATCATCAATACTCTGAACAACAGAACGAATATCTGCAATACGAGGAGGAACACTTACTTCATCATAAGTGTATCCTCGTTGCGCTTCAAACAGAACTTGACGAACTGCTGCTGCAGAACGAGCATCCATTTTAATTGTTACTTGTTTTTCTTTAGTCACAGGTCTCCCTCCTTACGATTTTCTGAACGGTAAACATCAAATGTTCCCTCGGGATAACGAGCACTCAGTTTATCAAAGTTCATTTGAAGAACTTCTTCAAAGTTAGTATCAAGAGCCATACATGCTTGTGCAAGATACCAGCAGATATCACCAAGTTCACGCTTTAAATGAAAAACATTTTCTTCATTATAAGGTTTGCCTTGAAGGAAAATCTTTTTGACAACTTCAGTAAACTCACCTGCTTCAGCAGTCATGCCCAGAGCAGCAGTCAGAAGGCGAGGAACATCTGCATTAAATTCAACTTCCAGTTGAGACAGACGTGAAATCAGATCTGCATAGTTGCTGCTTGCAGGACTCGTTGTTTGGCGAACGAATTCAATATATTTGTTAGTGTCAATAACTTGTGTCATACAATAAAAGGTTCTAATTCAGATTGAGGTAAAATTTGCTGTGCAGCTAATTGCAAATCATCTGCCAGTCTCACATGAGGAACATTTACAGTTTCGGGATTAATGTATTTAACTTGACGGTAGGTTCTGGTTGTATCAAATTGAACTAACATAACAGCATCTTGAATGTTTGAACAGTCAGCAATTTTTCTACCGTGTTTATTAAACACTGAATAGTAATTCAAAACTTAAATCCCTCAAATGATTTCTTTGGTTTTTTTTCTTCATTATCATACTCCTCTTCTTTACGATTGTCAAGAATATCATCTTGAGCAGATTGTTCACAATCATAGAGGCGCATCTTAGCACGATCAATACCAACCACAAAACGCTTATGAATCGTAGGATCGTTATAACGATTCTTCAATTGTTTTACAAGAATCTGTCCAAGTCCTTCAAGGTCTTCTGTGCTAATAAGAGCAAACATAAGATCGGCAGTAGCAGGAAGGCCAAAGGATTCAGAAGTATCAGTAAGTTCAACATCAGAGCTACCATAGCCTGAACGAGTAGTCTGGGTTGCGGAGACGATTGGAACGTTGAATTCAACTGCGAGTCCTCTAAGTTCTTCAGCAATGGCCTTGATGTACGAATAAGAGTTAACAGAAAGATTTCCCCGATACCTAGAGGAAGCACAGATGTTAAGGTAATCAATAAAAATAATATCGGGTCTAAATGACTTCTTAAGTGCAAGTTCATTAAGAAGTGATTTAAAGTGTCCACTGTGAGCAGATGCAGTTGGATACTCTTTAATTATAAGAGTGCCTTGAGTCTTCTTAGCAAGGTTCGTTACTTTGTTTTCGAAGATTTGCCTCGGTAGTTCTGAGATTTCTTGGATCGGGACGTTGAGGAGATTTGCGTCAACTCGTTCTGCAATTCGCTCCTCAGCCATTTCAAGAGTGATATAGAGAACGTTTCTGCCTTGCAGTAATACGGAAGCAGCCACATGGCACATGAATAAAGATTTTCCGACGCCTGTACCAGCAAGAGCGATGTTGAGAGTCTTATTAGGGAGACCACCTTTTGTAATCTTGTTAAAGAACTCAAGGTCGAACTCAATTTTTTCTTCCTTTTTGTGATATGACTCGTAACGTTGCTCATAGTCTTCTAGGTAATCGTGTCCAACATGAGTGTCAAAAGAAACTGCAAGAGCATCTGACAGAATACTGGGGATACTGTCACGATTCTTCTTTTCATCTTTACCATCTGCAATATGAATTGACTCCATCAGAGCCAAATAAATTGCGCGATCACGACACCACTTTTCTGTAGTGTCCACAATCCAATTAAATTCAACAGCAACATCTTCAAGATTGTCAATCAAGTGAACAATCTCTTTAAATGATGTATCAGTGATATCTTTACGATTCTCTACTTCAATACAAAGAATCTCCTTTGTTGCAAGTTTATTATATTCTTGCACAAAAGAAACGATCTCCTCAAAAACAATCTTTTGATTTATATCTTCAAAGTAATCTGGTTTGATAAACGGTAAAACTTTCCTTAAATATTCTTCATTGTGTAAAAGGTTTCTAAGAATTAGAAACTCAACTTTCTCCATAACTAAATTCCTTTCTTGCGATTTCGTCCAACTTTTGCATTACTTCTTCAGTAAAATATTCCTCGGGATTTGCAAGAATCTGTTTTGCATAGATTTTCTTACCATCCATTTCATATCTTCCCGCTACATTCTTCCAGAGTCCACCAATCTCACCAAGTTCCAGAAGACCATAGTAACGGTCAAGGCCGCGCTCATCATAATACAGACGGACTTCAACATCTTTGTTCTCCTTACTCAGACGCGACTTAGCAGTCTTAGCTTTGATAATATTGCCGACCACTTCTGTTCCATCTTTCTCTTTCTTTTTGCT